AAACCTGCCTCCCAAGCCCGTGTAATCCGGATCGCTCGAGCCCTGCGTATCGTAGAAGATCAGGTCGCCGTCAAAACCAAGGTAGAGCGAACGCACGATGCGGTTCACATTCTCAGCCAGCACGCCCTGAATGATTACATCATCGTTGACCAGTAAATCGACGAATAGGCCAAAGTTGGTCTCGTAGACGTTGACCGTGCAGAGCTGACCATCAAGCGTCACCTGGAGCGTCTGCGAGGGAACGGGTTGAAGCGGGATGCTCAGCATGTCACTGCCAGCTTCCCTGTGCGCCAGGAGTGCTCCAACTACCTTGAGCACCAGAAGGTGCCCAACTTCCTTGTGCACCAGGTGTCCAACTGCCTGTGGCACCGCCTGGCGCAGGGGTGTTTGGCTGCACGTTACCGTCGTTCTTTGTCGCCGCCGCGCTCGGTTGCTTAGTGCTCGAGAACGACTGCTCCGCAGTTATGCGAACTTGGGTGCACCAAACGTCCACTTGGATCAGCCCCACGCCATTAGTTGCGCGACGCTCATAGCTGTAGTGCACCACGTTGACGCTGGTGTAGGTCTCCTCCGGCGTGGTCGCGTCGTACAGGTTCAAGTCGCCTGCAATCGCCGCGATAGAATCTAGCAATGCCTGGCGGTTATCCTCCGTTCCCCCGGACGAGAAGCGCAGCCGGACGTCGTAGGGCTCAATGACCTTGTCATAGGTTTCGAACGCGCCACCTTCAATCGGGTAATTGGACAACGCCCAGTCCTGCTTGTACTCGAACGATACGACGTTGTCTGCTGTGACCACCGGGCTGCCATTCAGATAAAGTCCCCACTGCGCGGTCGCTGGTGCCTGAGAGATCGAGGGATCGTCGGACGTTATGAACGGCGGCGTCTCGTCTGCTGAAAAGCCGTCCAGCAACGCCGGAACGCCGGGGAGGTTGGGAATGTTCGCCATCAGGAAGCCCCGTTGGGCGCTGACACGCCGAAGCTGTAGCGCTCGATGGCCGGGCGTATAGACTTGGCGATGTCATCCGCATCAGTTGCCTGTGTGTTCACCACCACCGTTCCAACGGTCGTGGAATGGGAGGCTGTGCTGTTGCTGATGCGCTGATTGTTGTGGATTGTGCTGGCGACTGCCGCACCGGGCGCGCCAACAGGGGAAGGAATTTTAATTGCCGCACCGGGCGCGCCAACAGGGGAAGGAATTTTAATTGCCGCACCGGGCGCGCCAACAGGGGGATGAACTTTAGTGGATGGCACGTTTGTGAGTGCGCTCAAAACAACGCTTGGTGGCGTTTGATTTTTGGCGCCCTTCTCATGCTTTGAGAAGGCAGAGATCACCTTGGCCAGCACAACGTTGTCGTTTAGATCTAGCGGCTGGTTCGGCCCATAACCGGTCGTGCGTGAAACGTCCGCAGCATAGGCTTGCGGGTTGTCCCCTGGCCCAGAAGCGTACCGGGCAACAAGCTCATTGATGGTATTCAGGCCATGAACCCTTTGCTTGTAGCGAAGGTCTGCCGCCAAGGCCCGGATGCCTTCATCCATCGATGAGAAAGTTCGGTAACCAGTTGAAGCCCCAACCGCGCGCAGGTTCCCGAGATTGTTGTCACTCGGGTGCGCGGAAACACCGCCAGCAACAGGTGCGAGTGGTGAGGCCACTTCACCCGCATCGCCTTCTTTCCCCCAAGATGCGCCACCGGGAGTGAACGTGGGGGTTATCACAAACAGGTCGTGGCCGAAGACCGCGTTCCACACACTATTAACGCGGTTCTCGAAGAAATCCACGGTAGCCTTAAAAGCTGCCTTGATGCCATCCCAAAGCATCTGCAAGGTGTTGAGCGTTGCTGTGACGAAGTGTGGCAGAAGATCGCCGCAACTTTTCCACAGCACAGCCCATGCCTGCTTGATCATCGGGCCATTCAATGTAATGACACCGAGAATCAATGACATTGTGGCCGCAACAATCTGGCCAAGGTCTTTGATCACCTGAAAAGCACTACTGAACCACTTGCCGAAGTCGCTGCCGAACTTGCCGAAGGTGCTTGTGATGTACTGGTAGAAGCCCCCGAACATAGACTTGCCACCTTCGGTCCAGGTCTTCCAATCGTCGTACATCAAATAACCGATAGCGATAACCGCGCCGATGGCTGCAACGATCAACAAGATGGGTAGTGTCACGCCCAAAGCCGCAAGCCCGGCAGCAATCAGCCAACCTGTCAAAACAGCCACTGCTGCCGCCAATCCAAGAAAGATCGCCTTGGCAAGTGCGGGGTGCGCTTGAAGGTATGATACGAATTGTGTCAACGCGCCCAGCACAGCTAGGATCGCGGGCGCAGCGACTGTCAGCATCTGCATGCCGAGCGCTGAAGATTGCAGCTTGAGGTTGTTCCACGCCATCTGGAGCGGGAGCGTAGCCTTGGCGCTGGCGGCAGATGCATCGGCATAAGCCTTGAGCTGGGCGATCAGCGCTTGGGTGGCGGCCCTGCCCTGGATCTGGACGTTGATGGTTCCCGGATCATTCCCCAACATCCCCAGCAGAGTGGCGGCGCGAGCCTTGTCCATACCCTGAACGGCGTCGGACTCCCTCAATAAGATGTCCCCCATCGGTTTCATCTTGCCGGAGGTGTCTACCAGGTCCAGCATCCCCATGTTGAGCGCACGGAGCACTGGGTAGAGACTGGTCTCCCCGGTAAGTGCCATCATCTCGACCTGCCGGGTGAAGCCCTGCCACGAGGCTGTGGCCGCATCGCCCGAGCCACCGAGCATCTCCACCGCGCCGCGCCAGGCGCTCAGCGTTTGTACTGTCTGATCAAGCGTCAGCGACAGCCGCGCCAGGCCAGCGTTGGTGGCGACGGTGTCCTGGATGAACTCCTTGATGCCCTTGCCGGCGGTGAACGCGGCAAACAGCATGATGACTTCGCCGCGCAGCTTCGAGATGAACGAAGACGAATTCTTGGAAACCGCCTCGGTCTCTTTGCCGTACTTGGTGGTGCTTTCCTTGGTCTTGTCGAGGGTCTCGTCAACCTCGGCGGCACCCTTCTTGAAGTCGGCCGGGTCTAAATTTAGCGCGAGGATAAGGCTGTCAATGACGGTGGCCACGGTGTCAGCTCCTCTTCGCTAAGATCTTCTGGTTGCGTGTGTCGATCTGAATTATTTCAAGGAGGTCGTAGACGTCCTCAAGGCTGTAGAACTCGTCGCACTCTTTCAGGGTTGCTTTGCCTGAGGAGACGACGGCTCCGATGCTGGCTGCGACGTTTGGATATTCGACCAGGCCGCTGACAGATTCGCCGCCATCAACTGCATCTGGGATCGGATAGCGGCGGGCAAAAAACCCACATGGAGTTGAAGCGTCTCCCAACGCAACTTGAGCAGCGTGGGAACCTCTTCGATGTCGTCCTCGATCAGCGTCGAGGTCGTCTCGGTGTGCGCCGGGTCGCGGGCGATGCTGATGCAGCTCATCATCTCATCCAGCAGCGGTTCGAAGTCCGCAAACTGGAGCCTGCCGAGCCCCCCGAAGTTGGTCTGCGCGAGACCGGCCATCCCGTTGTTCACCGGGATGTCCACTCCCGCGTTCTGCAACGCAAAAGCCAAACGAGCGCCCCAACGCTCCACAGCGCGGGCGCTCATCTCGCGAATCACAAAGACCTTGTCCTTATCGCGACCTTCCGCCGTGATGTGGACGGTTGTTTCCTTCCTCATGTTCCCTCCTCAATGTGTTACGCAGGCTGTGGCACCACCGACTCCCAGGTGATGATATGTGTACGGGCCTGGATCAGCTTCTTGACCGAAGATAGCGGCTGGTAGGAAGTCAGGAAGCCGTTGGTCATCACGAACTTCATGCGGATACCAGGCAACCTGATCGTACCGTTGGCGGTATAGGCGTCCAGGTTAGCGATCTGGTTCGCGTACCACTGGTCGAACATCGTGTTCGACGAGGAGTTGCCTTGAAGCTTGATGGACCACTTCAATTCCTTGAAGATCATCCCGCCGGACAAGTTGCCGTCCACGCCCATGATGACTTCTGACGCGTCGATGGCTTCCGAGTCGAAAACGTCGTCGGCCGTGAATTCCTGAATCTGCTGGGGCGTCGGAAACAGCGTCGTCACGCCAAGCATGATGATGCTGTTCGCCGCAGTGAGTGTACCGAGTGCCATGGTTTTGATCCTCTATTGAATGGCGATGGACGCGAGCGAAATTGACTGAATGGATTGACCATCGACATAATACAGCGTGCAGGGGGGCGATCCGCGGTTGGCTCGCACGGTTGCATTGGCCGGCTTGATAAGCAGGTACCATCCCTGCGCCATGAGGATCGTATCGATGTTGAACCCCGCATCCGCATTGACGATGGCGATCTCGCTCGACGAAAGCGGGACACCTGAGCTGTACATGCCGAAGTTCAGGCCTTGCTGAATGACGTCCGTCACCGACTGCTCCAGCATTGCGTAACCACGCATGTTGTAGGGGAAGGACTTCACCTGCGTCATGAAGTCGAGGATCGCGAGCTGGAGAGCGTTGTTGAGCCAGATCTGATTGATGTAGCTGTCCGCCCACTTAAACGGCCCACTGATGGTGCCGCGCTGGTAGTCCACAAAGCGTTGGTTGGCCGTCGAGTAGGCGCCATAGAAGTTGTAGCCATTGCCGAAGCTGCCCTCAACCTGCGGATTGCCCGCGAGGTTGTGGGCGACGGCGGACGTAGTGACAGCGGGCGTCAGCCCAGACTGCCCTTTGAACGCGAGGGTCGCCCGCCCGTTGGTCTCGTTAAAGTCGATGCTTGCCACCGCGCCGCAGAAGAACCAAGCGTGGTAGAGATCGCTCGGCTCATAGATCAGCACCGTACCGGAGCTGTCGTTCTGCTGGAGCAAGTAACCCATGGATGTGGTCGCCGGCAGAGTGGTGGTCGGGCTGGCGTCGGTGTCCCAGCAAACATAAGCATAACGGTCGGTCTGATCATTCACCCAAGCGGCAAAAAGCTGCTTGTTGGCATTACCCGAACTGTCCGGGTTGAACATGGTCATGAACGTGGCCCAGTCCTGCGTGACCCCGACGATGCCATCCATGAAGGCGTAAGGCGATGCCGCACCCGCTCCCTGACTCGTCACCGCGCCCGTTGCCTGCGAAAGGAACAGGGGGGCAGCCGCGGTGCCGGACGCATACCCGATCGTTGAATTCGCTCCTGTGGTTCCGGACTGGAGGAGGAAAGCCCCAGAGACGCTGTCATAACTGACCGCCACATCAGCGCCAACAACTGCGATGGTGGGTGTGCTGACCGCCGTATCGCCAATGCTGCAGAGGTACGTTCCGGTGTTTCCGGTTCCCGTCAGGAACGCGGTGATCGTGTTGTTGGCGGAGACGCCCGTTCCGGTGAACACGTCGCCGATGCCGAAGGACCCTGCTGCAACCACCGTCACGTTGAGCGTGCCGCCGTTCGCGGTAATCGGAGTAGCTGGAGCAACGGTCTGGCTGATGCTGACGGCATACTTGCCAGTGCCGCCCGTTCCGGTGATGGCCGCCGTGATCTCGGTTCCCGACGCGGCGCCACCAGTCAAGGTCTGGCCAACCACGAGCGTGCCTGTGGTGACCGCGCTGACGTTCAAGCAGCCACCGCTGCCGGTGATCGTGGTGCTGCCAACGATCTGACTGACGGACACCTGATAGGTTCCGTTCCCGCCCAACGGGCTTCCGGTCAATTGACTAACGATAGTCGTGCCGGGGACAACGCCGATGCCGCTGACCGACTGGCCTGCGGCGAAGGCACCAGTGGTGATGCCCGAGATCGTCAGGGTCGTGTCGTTGATCGAACCTGTTCCGACGTTTGGGTCGATCCGACCGACTACGACGTTTGCGGCGACCGATCCGGTGGCCGAGGTCGCTGTGTTCAATGCGGCCTCGATCAGGGAGGCAGCAGCAGATGGGCTGGGCACTGCGCCAAGGTTCACAGGACCGCTCTGCTCCGAACCATCCACCGTGACGGATAACGTGCCGTTGATGGCCTGCAGTTCGGCCAGCGTGAGGCCAGCAGCACTCCCACCGCGTAGCCACGCGGCAACGGCAGTCGCCGGGTACTGGGCAAACAAGATGAGGCCAGGCTTGACGTTCGAGTTGTCAAAGCCGTTGAAGTAGATCGCCGCCCCGGCAGCTTCCGCTGAGGACGGTCCAAAGTAGTTCGCAACATCGCTCTTCCCTAGCGAAACGACGGAGCCGATGGGGACCCGCGCATTCTTGGTTAGGATGAGGCCGACGAGGTCGAGGGCGCCAGGGGCAGTTCCCAAGACACCCGGAATAACTTGAACGAGATCACTTGCCGGAATGGTCGTCATGCTTTTTCTCCTAGAGGGCCTTGGGCGTGATGATCAGCACGTCGGCAGCCTGCTGCGGAACGTTGCTGATGGTTTGGTTGACTTCGACATGGGCTTCAACGATCCACCTATTCTCGAAAGCTTGCTCTGCGTTCAGGAACGGCAATTGTCGAGGATCGTCGGCGTACAAGGGAGATACGTTGGTACCGTAGAACAGGCGCGTCGCATCGTAGTCGCGGAACGCCATTTGGATTATTTGCGCGTTGACCCAGCTCCCCGGACCGTGAACGTCGAGCTGCAGCGTGAACTCGGCGGGCATGACCTCCCGCTCAACGCCGCAGGCGAGCGTCTGGCTCGCGAGTGATTGCTTGCCGCTCACCTTGTAGGTGGGGCCGGAGCCGCTCAGGACGGTTGTTCCGTCCGCGACGCCCACGCCGAACACGGTCGCGCCGACGTTGACGGTCCCGAAGAATAACTGGTTGACCGTCATGGTGCCATTGAAGAGTGCACCGGTCAGCTTGCAGTCGAAGAAATCGTTTGTATTCGTCGCCAACCGCTCGGCGCGCATCGGGGTCATGGTGACGAAGTCGGGCATGCTCGGCTCGGGAACGCGGTTATCCTGCGCCTGAAGAATCTCTATGCCAGTGGGCAACACGCTGACCAAGAACGTGCGTAGCGCCTTGAGTACATCCTGATCGGTGGGAGTTAAAAGGAGTTGCGTCACCGACGATGCTTTCCGTTGTCCGGAATGATGACCGGCGGCGGCAACGGCTCAGCTTTCACCTGGCTTCGGTCGAGGAAGCATGCCGCCCCCTGATCCAGGGGGAGGACGGCCCGCGCGTCGTCAACCTTGCCGGGGCAGAATATGCGCGTCCCATCAGCGAGCGAACCAACGAGGACGAACTGGCGCGCGTCATCGGCCGATGCGGCGACGGATGCGAGCAAAAACGCCACAAGAATTGCTTTCATCGAATGGTCACCTCAGGACCGCGTTGACTGGTAATCCGGCTTGCCCCTCGATCCCTTCTCTCTCGTTGCTGTTGACCTGATACGACACGAGGTACTGAACGCCGTCGATGCCGCCAATCAAACTCTGCATGACGATCTTCCCCGTACTGTCGATGGAAGCGCCACCCAAGATCATCGCCGACGGATCCGGGTCCGTACCACTGAGGACCGAGACCGAAACGGCTGTGACACCGGTTATAGTCTCATCGGCAGCGAGCAGTTGCGAGAAGTCCATCTCGTAGTTCCGCGTCTCCCACGGCGTCTTGGTCCCGAACTGTTGCATGGTTATTCCTCATTGCCTTGGGTTCAACAGGAGGGACGTTGGACGAGGGTTCAGCAAGACCTCGCTGGGGCGAGGGTTCAGCATTATGATGGAAGTGGATAAGCGGAACGGCGACGTTATGTAGGCCGTAAAAGCCCCAACTGCGGCAAGAACCTCGACGGAAGAAAATGACCATCTCAGGTCCGGCGCGAGGTCGCCCGCAGCAGCCCCGCTCGAAGTCGAACTTAAAGCGAAGGCCCTGGCTGGGCTAACGCTTCCAGCGCCGCCTTGTGCTGTTGCTGACTGGAGCGCAAACGTCTCGCTGACCGTCAGATAACCGATGGTTGCTGGCGAGAATGCTGAACTCAACGCGAGCGAGATTGCTTCCGCAAACGCAGTAGCGCCGCTCGCCCGTCATCTTTTCGTCGATGGGGCAAATCTGTTCGGCGGTTACCTGTGCCCAGAAATCTGCCGGGTGCGGACCACCGTCCGTCTTCATGATGCGTCCGCCTCCGGTGGCGGCTGTAACTGTGCTGGTCATGCTGTTGTCCTCATCTTGAAAGAATCGTCACGTTCGCGGCGGCGGCCCCAGCCGTCGTCACGCAAACCCCCAAGGGGGCGGTTTCGTTGAGGTTGGTCAACGCGACCTGGGCCGTCGTGGAAAAGGTGTTGAGCAATGCGCCGCCCGCGCAGGGGGTCGCCGCCTTGTTGTAGACCGCCGCCGTCGAAGTCGTGCCGCCCGTGTTCACGGAGATGCCGACGAACTGGGTGGCTGTGATCTCGGTGTCCGTGTTCGTCGAAATGTTGGTGGCGGTATTCGCTGACGGCGTAACCGTCGCCCCGCTGGCACCGCTGAAGATGGAATAAAGGCTGCTCAGAAAGCCCAGCGCCGTTCCGGCTGTGTGCGTGTCGCCAGTCGCGCCCAGCGCCACGTTGGCCCCGTTGGCCATCGTGACCGCGCCACCCGCTCCGCCGTCCCCTCCAGCCCCAAAACTCAGGGGACCGCTGGATTGGTAAATGTAGATGGTTGTGGTGCTACTTGCGGTGATTGCGGCGACGTACGTTCCTGACACCCATACAGTCATCTGGGTGCCCGCCGGAAGGCGGACGTTGGCAGTCGTCGCGGCGACGGTGTTATCGCCTTGGGCGAAATAAGCATCGTGAGCGCCCACATTGTAGAGCGTGAGCGCGTTATAGGCGAGGTTGGCGGAGGGGAGCGCGACGCTGCCTGTTTGATTGGTAACCGCGAGCAAAGTCTGGCACGTCGCGCAGAGCACTGAAGCAGGAAGCGGTTGTGGCGGCGCCGACTGAGCCAACGCGGGGATCGCCAGGGCGAGGAACAGGGGGGCAAAGAGCTTCTTCATGTCATGATCCATCCTGCATAGTTGCATACACGCTGCACCAATCGGGCCACTGCTCCGCGACTTGTGCGACCAGGTACGTGCCCGCGTCGACGCCACCCGAGATGACGATCAGGTCGCCGCCCTTGCGCGAAACACGCACGATCGCCTCGGCCTCGCCCTTGAGGTAGATCTTCCGGCGAGTCCCATTGAGGTTCAAGCCGTCGATCTGCGCCAGATCGCGCCACTGAAGCGGCTGAACCTGCGCGCTCATCCCGTCGTAGGTTGAGTAGGTCTCAGTGCGCTTGCCGGCATCGTCCGTTACGTAGCCAGTGCTGACCTTGAGTGTCGCCGGGATGAAAGGGTTTACGCTTCCTATGGCCCCTGAAACTAGGCCGTGGAGGTCCATCGCTTATGCGCTGACAACGATGGCGCCGGTCGTGAGGACCGTTCCGTTCGGCAGAATCAGGGATGCGTAATAGGAACTCGCCGCAGCGGTCACTGTGAAGCCTAGCAACCCGGCGGCATCAGTGATGAACAAGTCGACGTAACCGGCAACCAGTTCGCTAATCGCGCCGTGCGTCAGCGTTGCGTTGCTCGTAACGTGCGCAATGGAGACGCCTGTGCTATTCGAGAAGTACAGCAGGCCCGCAACCTTGTGCGTTATCGCAACGCCCGCGCTGTCCTTGAACGTGAGCTGAACGGCGCATGAACCAGATGCTGGCGTGCTGGCCATCGTGACCGAAGCAGGCTCGCCCGTCAGCGTGTTGATTTCGGCGGTAACCGGGGTCGCATTGTGCAGCTTATTCAACTCGGCGGCGGAAGCGGTCAGGCCCCCGATGGCCCCCTGCAACGTCCAAACGGCAGCAGCAGCGGTCGCGGTCGTGCAGAAATAAATAGCGGTTCCGTAAACCCAGACCGAACCAGTTTCATAACCGGCGGACGTATCGTCGGTGGCAGCCGGAACACGGGTGGCGGCAAGGTTGTTGAGCACCGCCAAATTGATCGGCAGGTCGCCCTTGTCGGTTGTCCACATTGTTGCGCGAGTCATCTTACGTAGTCTCCTGTCCTGTTGTTACCTTGTGGTCGACGGACCGCCGAAGTCTACCGCTCGAAATCAGCGGCGTCGAAAAGCCCTTGGCAGCGATGGTACTTGGGGCATTCGGCGCGAATGGACCCTCAGTGATGGAGGCAACGAGCTGCCCCGCGATCAGTTCGCCCGTCCTGTCCAGCGTCTTGACGACGTCGAACTTGGTATCCTTGAGGTTGGCTGCCACAACGGCGGGCCAGCCCTTCTTCTCCTTGGCGATCATGTTGCGGAAGAAGGGGCGCGAAGGGATTTTGATGGTATGCGCGGGCACGCTCACTTCCTGAGCGAAGTTGGATATCTCCTCCCGCACGAAGCGCCCCTGGCGCAGTAGGTCAGTCCCCGCAGCGTTCAGCTTTTTGTAGATGTCTTGCTTGTGCGCCGGAACGTTGATCGTGGCACCGAACTCGTTGGCGGCTGCAACCGCAGCCACGAACGTTCCATCTGGATAGGTCTCGCTTTCGAAAAAACCCACCTGGACCGTGGCGCTCTTCACCTTGGCGGCAAGCTGCTCTATGTACGCCTTGAGTTTATCGCCGCCCTTGAGCGTGGCCACTCAAGACCCCAACCATGGCAACTGATCTCGGTTTGAACGCTGCGCCTTGTACTTGAACAATCGGTAAGGCAATGACGCCGCCCAATACGCCGCGCCATATTTTGTCGATTGCCACCATTGGGGTGTGCCAGGGGGGTAGTCGTTCGTGAACGTTGCATTGACCGAGCCCTCGGTGGCCTGAGAGATGCGCCCTGTTGGCGTTCCCGAGTTGGCCCCTGCCACCGTCACAGGCGAATTGAGCTGCGCGATATGAGCCGTCACCATCCACAAAAGCATCGTCAGCGCTTCTATGGTACGAACAGGGTTCAGCTTGTTCGCGCAGTAGAGCGTGGCCTCATTGAAGTAGAGTTGCGCCGACGCGGAACTCACTGCGGCGAATTCTGGATAACGAGCCGCCCACGCCGTCGGACTGAAAGTGACTGCCGGCGCGCAGCTCATGCAGGTGATGGCTGCTCGTCGGCCCGCTCGACTGCCTCGACGAACTTACCTTCACGGTTGAGACGCTTGGGCGAACGCGGATCGTTCTTCTGAGCGAGCGGCTCTAGGCCGCTCACTGTCTTCGCATTGTTCTTGGCCTCGGCCTTGACGCTTGCCGTGGACTCGTGCGCGAAGATCAGGCCATTGCGAACCAGCGGATGATCCGAGTTGATCCTGCGCCAGTTTTCCCAAAGATCCTTTGGCACCCCAGGCGTCAACGCGAAACCGCTGGCCATCTCGAAGTTTGGCGCTTCTCCGAACGGCACGCGGTTTCCGTTGATCGTGAACTTCACACCGGTCGGGTGGTAGACATCGATCTTCCGCTGCCCACCACCAAGAACCGGCTCATACTCCTCCGACTTCTCGTAGGCTTCAATAACCACCCCAGTCTCGTGCTTGAGGGCGACCGTGACCGTTGCGGTCCCGGTTGCCGGCGTATCTGCTTTTGCCATGCTTTGACTTTCCTCCTGTTGATTTCTTACGCTAGATCACAGCCCGATCATCGAAGGGATACCGAACGGCTGCTTGATGATCGTTCCCCAAACGCCACCCGTTAATTTCTGGCGATACGAGGAAGCACCGAGGATGATCTTGTGCGCGCGCATCTTCTCGCTGAACGCACACCGCGCGGTCTTTTGACCCTCGATCGCGTCGAATACGATCTGCATCAAATTGCCCGCGGCCAAACCCTGATTGTTGGACGATGAAGACGCGCCATATTGCACGGCGGTCTCGACCGTCATTCCGGGGAAGTTCTTCTCGATCAACGTGTTGACGTTGACGTTGAAGGCGTTGGTGGTCGTCAGCGCCATTGCCACGGCCGGGTGCAGGCAGAGCTTGCATTTGGACTTCGCATCGAGCAGCCCCTGCGATAGAGATACTCCGTAGGCGAACGTCGACTGAATGTCGGTGAAGATTTCGTTCGCCGTTGCCTTGACCGCTGTACCAACAATCCACGCCGTTCCGCCATAAGCCTTGGCTGCTGGAGTCAAGGATGCCGGCAGGTTCGGATCGTTGAGGGCGCCGTAGTTCTGGAGCCCAGTGATGCCGAAAGCATAGTCCAGGTTCTCGTACTTGTTCATGGTGAGCGCAGCGGCGCGATCCTGCTCGCTAATCCAAGAGAGCTTCGCCAGGCCCATCATGTCGAGTTCGAGTTCGCCATACTCCTTGAACGTTTGGTAGAGGTACATCTGGCGTTGGGGCCAGTTGACGTTCGCGCCCGAGCTTCCGCTCTCGGCGTAATCGCCATACGACGTAACCTCGCCAGTGTGCTCGACCACTGGGAAGAAGGCCGTCCGGGTCGTCCAGTCGCCCTTCTTTTCCTCGCCGAAGATCTTCGACATCTGGTTCGGTGCGAACAGGATCTCGACGACCTCAGGGTCGACCCAGTTGGTCAGGAATGCCGGAACGCCCGAACTGGGCGCGGTTGAAAGCGCCGGTTGAGCATCCATCGCCATGCGCACGGCGTTAAAGTCACCCCGGAATTTTTCCGGGAGGTAGCCGTGGACGCCAGGGAGGATCAAGCCCCTCTGTGCAAAAGCCGCCACGTCCTCGCGCCATGCGGTCGCTCCCTCCTGGAGGCTGTTGAAACGTACTGTCATTTTCGTATTCTCCTAATGAGGTTGCGATTAACCGAGCGTCTTCTCGGAGATCTTCACCAGCTCGCCGACAAGGCCGGTCGAGCGCGCGTACCACTTGGTCTCGGTGTTGGTCCCCGAGGTCAAAGCGCCCTGAGTTCCGTTTGCGGACGTCTGAGTGTAGTTGACGACGGCAGTGGCGCCGTTGACGTTCCCCACGCCGGTCAGGAACTGATTGATCGTCGTTCCGGCGGTCACGCCCGCCGATGCGCCGGTCAGCGTCTGACCGACCGCAAAGGTTCCAGAACCGATCGTTGTCAGCGTCAGCAGACCATAGGTTCCGGAGATCGTCGTCGAGGCGACAGTCTGCTCGCCGATGCTCACCAGGTAAGTACCCGTACCACCTGGTATTGCTCCAGTCAGCTGCTTGACGATGGTCGTGTTTGCCGCCACGCCCGAACCGGTGATCGGAGTGCCAGCATAGATCGTCCCAGAGCCGATGACTGTAACTGTTAGGACGTCATCGGCGATGGAGCCAGTGACGCTGTAGGTCTGAGCCGAGATGGTCCACGCCGAGGCAACGCCCCCGGCTGTCGTCGCACCCGTTAGGGCGAAGCTGACAGAGCCGTCGGCGTTATTGGCATAAGCCTTCATGCCTGGCTCAGCTTCCGTCGTGCCCGCATTGATGACCCAAAGGTCGCCGCCGATGCACAATGTGATGCCGAAACCCGGCTGAACTGTCATGCCGTACGAAGCAAGCCAGGTCGTGATGAGGCCCTGCTGCTCGCGGTGGACGAAGCCAGTAGGTACGCCAGCGCCGTAGCTGTAGACGGTCGCCGGAGCGCCGTCCGCGTCGAGCGGCGCTACCGCCCAGGCGAAGCGCCCAATGGTAACCCCAGCAGGTCCGGAGACCAGCCCTCCAGGACCGGCGTCGTAGAAGTAGCGTGGATTTTTTGAAGCGAAGTCGCCAGCAACAGCCGGTGCCTGGCTCACGTTCACCTGAGATTGGAATTCACCTTGTGTCATAGTCGAGGTTCCTTATGTGAGTGTTTGATCAGCCCGCCAGGCTGATGCGGTCGAGGAGGTCCGGGAACCTCTTGGCAACGCCAGTGACGTCGGGCGCGGAATCTTCAGCCAAACGGGCGCGGACAGCGTCGGGCTTGGGCTGTGTGTCGAAGATCACCTTGAACGCCGAAGCATCGACGCCCACGATCTCCTTGCCCAGGCCCATGGATTCCAGCGCGGTCCTGTAGACATCGGACGCGCAGGTTGCATCCATGGCCAATTTTCCAACAACTGGGAAAACATGCTCGCGGGCCGCGGAGATCTCGTTGGCGGTCTTGAGGGCGGCAGATGTTGCGTCCTTGGAGGCTTTGGCAATCGCGGCGTCCATTGCTTTTTTCGTGATCACGGGTTCCGCGTCCTTCGCTTTTTCTTCCTCTTTCTTCTCCGACTCGGCGTCCTTGGCTTCTTCCTTCTCCTCGGGCGTCTCTTCTTCGTCGCCGCACATTTTGTCCCACGCGGCCTTGTCCTCGGCGGAAAGTTTCTCCTTCAAGAAGTTGCTCTTCGCTTCATCGCGGGCCTTCTTGTCGCCGGCCTTCTTCTTTTCGAGTTCCTCGGCGGTCAGGGGGAGGCCGGAGTTGGGCTCGATGTCGGCGCCCTCTTCGATTTCGCTCGATTCTACGAGATCCAAAATCTTCCCAAGGTCCTTGACGTCTATCGAATCATCGGCTGCGAGGATCGCACCGACGATGCGCGGACGTTCGGCCTTAAAGTTCTTGGTGGTGACATTTTTGAGGGCCTCGTCTAGGGCAAGCGTCTTGCCCTTGGCAAGCTTCGGCGTCAAATACGCGGTCAGCGCGCCGCCGAGCATCGCCGCCTTACGGGTCAAGACAATCTTCGACATTGTAACTTCCTTTCCATTTGTGGATACGTCGGCCAAAAGTGCTTCATCGAGCCCGAGCGCCTTGAGCGCTTGGCCAGGGGACCCGAATTTCTTGCGAAGGGCTTCGATCAAGGGGGAGGGCATCGTTTTGCCTTTTTGCGCTAGGTGGCGTAGAATTCGTTCGACGTGGCTAGGGCTGCAGCCCGAAATCTTCCCCTTACCAGGAGGTGCGCCACGTCGCTCCCGGTAACAGCACGGTAAGGTGCCTCGATGTCTTCTGATCCCATGAACTGCGGCGTCTATACGATCACCGCACCCTCCGGAAACCAATATGTTGGCAGTTCGTGCAACATCGCTAGTCGGTGGCGGCGTCATCGAAAAGAAATGAAAGACGGGACGCACAACAACCCGATACTCTTGAATGCCTATCGAAAATACGGCAATGCGCTACGCTTCGACATCTTCATAGTATGCGGAAAAGCCGACTTGGTGACGTATGAACAAATCGCCATTGATGATTTGAAGCCGCGTTACAACATCTCGCCAACTGCCGGCAGTGTTCTCGGCATTCGCTACCCAAAAGAAGTCTATGCAAGCCGAGCTGCGGCGGCAAAACTACGTATAGTTTCCGCTGAAACACGCCGCCTAATTAGCTTGGCGACCACTGGGCTTAAACAAACGCAAGCTTCCTGCGACAAGAAAGGGGCATCCCTTCGAAAAACAATGGCAACGCCGGAAGTCAAAGCGCGGATGATCGCAGCGGCACACCGACGTGCAGAAAATATAGAAACCCGCGCTAAAATATCCAACGCGCTTAAAGGACGAAAGAAACCGCCAAGGACCGCCGAGCACATTGAAAAGATTGCCGCATCAAAACGCGGCACTAAAGCTTCCCCGGAGACTCTTGCTAAAATGCGTGCAGCGCATAAAGGGTGGAAGCCATCCGCAGAAACCTTGGAACGACATCGTATTGCAATGCAATCGCCCGAAGTGCGCGCCAAACTTAGGGCGGCAGCAAAAGGAAAAACAATTTCCGCAGAAACCCGTGCAAAGATATCTGCCGCGCAGCGCGGGCAAACGCGCGCACCTCTATCTAAGGAACATCGCGCCAAGATTAGTGCAGGAAATAAAGGAAAACGCGTGTCTGAAGAAACACGGGCGAAACTACGTGCGGCGCGCATAGCGCTTATGGCTAATCCAGAAGCGTCTAAAGCGCTTCGGAAGAAAATCAGCGCGGCAAACAGTGGAAAGCATCATTCTGCAGAAACGCGCGCAAAGCTTAGCGCCTTAAATAGGGGCAAACACCATACCGCCGAAGCCTGCGAGAAAATTCGCGCGGCTGGTATCGGACGACGCCACTCAGAAGAATCTATTGCAAAGATGTGCGTGGTTCAACGATTACGAAGGGCAAGAATGGCGTCCTCAACAGCATGCCAATCGGCGGCAAGCGGATCAGAGTCTGCAACAGAGACGCTCGGCCCGCATCTTCCTTCTGGAACAAGCGCCACGTGATTCCCCACTATATCTCGCATGCGCCCAGAGAATGGGTGCCCCTCCCAAGTACCCGGCGTCATATCCGCGCGATATTTATAGGCACAACTCAGCTCTTGAGCGTCACCACTCTCAATTGCATCAATCGCTTCCTTCGTCCACACCACAATGGAGTTTAACAAAAAATGGCCGTCGAAGCGCGCATCTGTCCCCGTCGAACCAATCACAAGACTTTTGTCATGCTCCGTTGCGCTGACAGGTTCATGCCGCAATAGTAACGGGATATTATTGAAAGTGCTTACTGCCGCAGCCAATTCGTCCGGATCACGAAGAAGCGGGTACATTACGTCAGGTGATAATCCCAACTTTTCAAAATCCGGAATTTCTTTCCCGAAATACGGTGAGATCATCGCGGCCGAAATCGGTGTGATGGCCACATGCAATCTACCATCAGCATCCAATTTTCTAACCGACGCACGATCAAACGCCATCGCATCATGCGCCTGATGCTCCGATTCCTTGCGCTCTTCCTCGAGGAACTTTTCCCACCCCTTAGTCAGCGCGTCCCACTCCTCGGGCTTCATGTCGAGCGCGGCGGCGTCCTTGCCGGCAACACGATAGGCAATCGCCTCAGATTGCTTTTGCGGATGGCCGGCGCGCACAAGCTCGGCGATGTTTTCCGAAATTGTTTCCTGCGACGAACCCTTTTTCAGGGGCATCTCATCTTCCTACCTTGCTATACCACCCGCGCGTCATCGGGCCATAGAATGCGACCCCCTGCAACAGGATCAAGCGAAGAAGTCTCATCGTCCAGCCATCAAACGCGCCTTGCATAGAGCGCTGTTGCCGAAGCCATTATCGCTTGCATATGACGCAGGTATCAAAACCTTTGCCGGTCCTTTTTTGCTCGCGCCGAGCAGTTCCGGCGCATGCTTCTCCAAAATGTAATGAACGGAACCGCTATCCAGACCCGTCTCCATATAAATGTTCAGGTAAGACAAGCCCTCGCGTCGCAGGCGAATGCATTCGTCAGTTCTTTCCTGGCCGAGACGTTGACACCACGTCATCAGCAGCGCCCCGCTGGCTCCGCCTCGATCAAGCTCGAAGCTGCCGAGCGCAGCCGCTCGATCATGGGCTCGTAAGCCATGACGTTCTCGTGCGCCAAGATTAGCGCGATCTGTGCCTGGGCGTCGGTCAGGCCAAGCGATTTCGGGGTCGCCAGAAACACACCGCAAGGGAGCAAGTCCAGAGACATTAGCATATCGTTATCGTTGCATAGCGCATGATGCGATCCACCGCCGCATCAGGATCGACTTTGATGCCGAGGGCAGATGCGAATTTGAGCAGCGCAAGGTAGGGCCGCGCCCAAGGGGGCAGCTTTAGGCCGACGTTCAAGTAGAGCGCGGTGATATCTGTCATCCGGCGAACCCCCTAATGATGGAACGCGGCACGCATCGACAGTTTACCTCGAATCCAGGCCACGTCATCTGCCCTTTGTCACCAATCGGCGCACCCTCCGAAATCTTGTAGCGCTTACCAGAAAAGGCCAAATGTTTAGGCCGAGGCGTTTTGCCACCATGGCTGTGCAACCACACGGCTTCAGTGACACCGAGATCCGCCTGGCGAGCCCTGGTGCATGCGGCCACCGCTTTCGCGTTCTGATCTCGTGCGATGAACGCCGCCCTGCGCCGCGTCACGTTGTAGTGCGTCTCCAGGTCGTCGGTCAGAGTCTTAAGATCGCCACCCGAAGCGACCGAGCGCATCACACTTCCCTCGATCGCCGTAAAATACCGCTGCGGGATAGACCGGATCAGCGAGACCTGCTCGGCGACCGACGCCTTCATTGCGTCGCGCGCAACCCGCGTCAGCTTGAACTCCATCGCGATACCGCCTTCGCGCAGGATGCGTTGAAGCTGACCGGAGACGCGCTTATCGGCCGAGGTCGCATAATACTGCGCCAACTTCGGCCCCATCTCATCGAAGCGCTTCTGCCATCTGCGCGAAAGCCTGCGGATCATTCGGCGCAGAACGGAGGCGGGCAGCTCATCTTGCGCGAGCAAGGCGCCGGTAGACAGGGCGTCCTGAGCGATCTCAGGGGGGTTGCCGCGGTATGCTGCAACGATCCAGTACTGCACGGAACGATGCATCTCATCGATCAGCTTTATCAGCCGATGTTTATAATCGGCTGATACCCCTGCGTTGGGGTGGATGGGAGGGAGAATACTCTGCTTACTTTTTAGCAGCACCTAATGCCCCCTGCTCCGGGGCTTCACCCCCTGGCTCATCAACCTTCTCGGTTTCCGTTTCCCGCATGTGTTCCGGTTCGGGTGCTTCTGGTTCGGGCACATCTTCCACATCGATGGACCGATATGGCGCATCCGGATCATCGGCCAACCGGCGGCGCGATTCAATTGGTGCGAGAACACCATGATCGATCAAAATGCCGTCCGTTTCAGCTTCAACTTTCTTCAGGTTGCCCTTCTGAATGTCATCAAGTTCACTCAGCGACTTGAAGGCATACGTCAAATCCGGATCGACCTTGCCCCACAAATTAATCTGCGCCAGCTTAAAAACGGTCGTCAAATGCGGCCCGAAAAAATACTCCTGATAAGCATGTTCCCTTGCCTCCCAAACTTTCAGCTCCCCCTCCGACGAAGCATTGAGCCCCTTTGGCTGAATGCCGAACAGCTTGACCAGCGGGGTCTGCGCCGGGGTCGCCATGTGCTCCTGCGCCTGCGCTTGAAGCTCGTCGAGGGTCGAAAGCGAAACCGAGACGTTGGCAAAGTCCTCATCGTTCTTCGAGATCGCCATGACGCCGCGGTTGTTGCGCGTGTTGTTGAAGTACTCGAGGCGCTCGTCCAGCTTGACCCCATCGCCCATCATCAGCGCAGCCATGTCGGTCTTGAGCACCATGGTCGAGAACGCCTGGACCAGGTCGTTGACCGACTGGCGAGTGCGCAGCCAATTCTCGATGTAGGGCTTAGCCATCTGCGACAGCGACAGACCACCGAACGAAAATGCCGGCTTGAAAAGGTCGCTCACTGGGCGCCCAACAAACGTCAACAAGCGCGTGCGATGGATCTCCTTCCCCATCACGAACCAAGTGTCGGGGCGGTACCAGTTGTCCTTCAACGGATCAGCTGCGTCATAGTGTGCCGGGTAGCACCACACCGGCTCGATTGATCGCAGCGCCTCGATCTTACCTTTGCCCAGCTTATTGATGCTGAACTCGTCGCCCTCGCCAATGGGCTTCTTAAGCTCATTCGGATCGTCGGTATCACCGGTGTCGATGTAAACGTGCGAGCGCCCGAAGTAACCGTCCTGCTCGCTCGCCAACTTGAAGATGGCGCGGGCATCGAGGCGATCAAGTTCCTCTTCCAGTTCCTTGATCTTGTCCGACTTGGCGTTGCCCGAACCGCCTGCCTTCTTGTCGGCTTCGTCGTCGGTCGATTGAATCTCGATCCAGTTCCGCGTTGCCTCTTCCGCAATAGTGGCGCTCAGCAACCTGTATTCTGAAATCAACGATAGCTGCGCCAGGTACGGATAACCAAGGAACGTCCAGCCCTCGATGTAGACCAGATTGAAGAAGCTCTCCGCAACCCAGCCGCTGAACGAAGCAGGCATCTCGTCCATCGCGAGGCGCGTGCCCTTGGGCACCACGCCCGGAGGTGGCTTCGCAGGCTTCAAATGCTCGGGCCAATCGTCAATCCGTGGCCCCGTCAATTTCTCGCGCGGCGGCCCACCAGTCAAAGCGCCATTCCAGCTAAACCGTTTATTCACGGCCTTTTTGACGCGCTTCTTTTGTGGCACAGCCTTGCGCTTCAACGACGCCTCCCAAGGACGCGCGAGCGCGCCAGCGCTTCGGGGCTGATGGTCAGGGGGGCACGGCGAGCACCCTCCACGGAATAACGAAGCGCGTCGATGACGTGGTTCTCCTTGTCCTCGAGAATCGGCAGAATCTCTTCGGTCTTCTTGTCCTGCTTCCAACTGTAAAACGACAGCTCGTCAATCGTGTGCGTGCAACGGGGATGAACCACGATGTCGTACGACTTCAAAAATTCGATACCGTCCTCGACGGAACCTGGCCCCTTGAGCGCCGGTATGACGTTCGGATAGCCGTTGCGCTGCATGAACGAAATGGTCTCCGGACGCGCGCTGTCCGCGCGTATCTTCCATTTCTTCGACTGCGGTATTTTGTCGAACAGCTTCGGCGTATGATCGATCTCGCAGCCAACCTGATACACTTCTTGATCGACGTAAAGCGTTCGTCCATCGATAAAGCACCTGACCAAAACGGTGGGGTCAACGGAGAAGCCCCAATCGGCGCCGAAGTAAAACCGGACGTTTGCCGGTGTTTCGAATTCACGCTCTTCCCAGTTGTGAAACACGCGGGCCTCCGAACGCCGCTCGTATTTCCCACACCAGATGTGCGCGTACTTGTCCGGATCGCGCTTGCGGTCGCGCTCCATGTCGCGGCGAAGATCTTCCGGGAACCATGGGTTGTCCGGGTAATTCACCTCGACGCAAAGAAAATCTGGGTCATCAGCGTTGTCGGAAAAGAGTTTGTCGACCGGATCCGTCGCCTTATTCGGATTCCAGGAAAACCAAAGCTCGGCACCAGGAACGCGAAACGTCGGAGTCAAAAGGTCCAAGGACCGAATGCTGATCGACTGGGCCTCTTCCACCCAAGCTATCCGATAACCTTCCAACGACTTGATCGATTCCGCGGTGTGGTTCTGCATGCCCTGAAACGAAATCAAACCGGCGCGCCGGCCGATCGTGTCTATGACCCATATCTCGGAATCCAGAACCTCGAAATGCGCGCCAACCTCCATCGACCTTATTTTATCTTCGATGAGTTGCTTCGCCGATAGGTCGAGCGACTTCAAAGTTTCACGAATACAAACCGCGCGCGTATTCGGATCGGCCACGCATTCCTCAACCAACAGCTCGGCGAAGAAAAATGATTTCCCTCCGCCCCTTCCGCCATGCGCGCCCTTGTAGCGCGCGGACTTCAGCAACGGAAGAAATTTCCTAGCGGTCGGTATCCGAAGAGTTTGAAGCTGGGTCAACGACCACCCGCTCTATCCGTTGAATGGAGATGGGACCACCATCGGGTCCCGATAATTCGCGCTTGTCAACCATCCCAAGATCACGCGCAATGATGCTTGCATTCAGCAGTTCAGCGGAAGCTCCTTCGAACTTTTGGGTGCGGATAGCCGCCTCAACTTGAGTGGTGATTGCTAAAAAATCGGTCTGCTGTCGATAGTTCTGCCACGTTTGCCGCGCAACCCCCAAAAAGAGGCATAGCCCATCAAGTGACATCGCGCGCAGTTTAGGAAAGTTCTCTTTGGCAACCTTCCCTCGAAATGCAAAACCACGAACCTCTTGCAGCGGGTTTGCTTTCACCCACTCAAAATACTCAACGCACGCACCCCACAGCTCCTGAGCATCCTTGAAGATCGGATTACGCCCGTGCGAACTTCTTGCCTGCCAAAATTGATTGCCAGGTTGAAACGTCGTATCTCTTTTTGGTACTTTCGACGCCATCACAAAGCGCCCCGCGCATCGGAGTTTTCCTTCGCTCCGCGTCGACGCCCGAACTGTGGCGCCATGGTCGACGTTCTTGTTGTTATCCGGCCAGCATTGATCGCTCCCTCGCCGGGAACGACCTGATGCGCCGGGATAGGTACGCTTAATTCGCGGCCAAGTAAAGCCAGCAGCACATAGAGGCACCCCTTCCGATAAAACTGAAACTTCCCCTCATGCTCGGCAAACGGACCACTCCGAACAAAAACCAACGCACCTGGCGCATAGCCCCGAACCACATCCTCAACCGTCCACTCATCGTACTCACCACCCTCTACCCGCCCACGAAGCTCAGCGACAAAGCCTCGCGGCAAGGGGGAGGGCCGCTCAAGGTGCGACGGCAAAAGCCGAACGACGCCTCGCGTTCCATTGACGGCCTGCCACCTATCAGGCCCAGAAAGATCAAGCGTTACAAAGAGATACCCTGGAAAAATGGGCTGCTTATCACGCCCGAAACGGCGTTTTATGGCGATGGCAGGAACATAACAATCAAACCCTTGGCGCCGCAAATTGAGGTCGGCGACCGCCTCCGCACCGGGGTGCGTCTGCGCCACGTACTCGCGATCCATGCGCAAACCCTAAAAAAGCCCGGCCCCCTTATAAGCCGACGCCGGGCAAATGCTAGGGGGTCGCGCCTGACCCCGCCGCGAGCCACGACCACCGACCAAAAGCCCCACCGCGCCACAGCCCCTACGGCGGCCCGCTACGCCAGCCCACCGCCAGGCGGCTACGCCCGCCCGCCCGACACCCTAACCGCCCGCGTAGCCCCCGCCGCAAGCCCGCAAAGGCCGCGTTGGCAGGGGGGCGACCCCCTCCAACCCCCGCCGCAAGCCCCAAACCACCAAAAACCCGCCTTTTCCGCCCTTATTAGCAACTGCTAATATCCCACGCAGCCGATTAGTATTTTAATGCCTATATCTTGCGGTCAGGAGGGTCTACCCCCATATTTCACTACCCCCTATATATAGGGGCGATATATTTGTTATGTATAGCTTTATTTTTCTTTTGCTTATTATTTTCCTATACCGTATAAATATATTCCCCCTATATAAGGGAGCCGAAGTTTACCCTACGTAAGGCTGCCACCTAGTACCCGAAAGGAACGCCATGACCACCCGAAGCCACCACGCCAAAGAGCACCCCCTGCGCACCGGCCGGCCGCCGGACCCCTTCCTGCCTGAGCGCATGCCCCGAGGCTGCCTGGTCTCGATCAAGGGCTCCATCCTCATTGACGCCGGAGATGATGAAAAGTTCCGGGCGCTGAACGCCTTGCGGCCACTTTGCCGCACCCTGGGCCTTGCCATCGTTGAGGCCGATGGGGCCACCCGCAGGCGCCGCTGGTCCACCTACCGGATCACCCGCCGGGCGGCCATGCAGCCTATCATCAAAAACCCAGGCATCGCATTTAACACATGGGCTCGGCTCTACCTCCTTGGCATGCCTGAGAACGACGCGACCGTCCGCTACGCGCGTCAGCGGGCGCGGGTCATGTTGGCGCGGTTCCTTGATGACGGTTGGGTGACGAAGCGCTACGACCCGGTCACCGGCGAAGTCCTCCTTGACCCCCCTGACCCGCACTATGTAAGCAAATTTCCCGAACTTTTCTGCGAGCCGGAAGTCAAAAGGGACGTGGATGGAAACATTCTCGAATTCCCCCCCGACGACGAACCCTTCGACATGCGCGATGCTTGGAAGTACCCCGATGCCTTTGCGATGGGCGAGCCCTCGCCCGAAGATCGAGCGCTCCTCAGAAAACTGGGAACGACCAGCGTGCACGCGCTTTCGTCGGAACCGTTCAGGGACGCCAACGGCAACAAACCCATCCCCCCCATCGACGAAACTCTTTCTCTCGATGCCCTGGCGGCCAAATATCCAGACGTTTTCGACCCCGAGTCCCCCCTGGTCGCCGATCCGTTCGACTCGCACGACGCTTGCAGATATCCGGACATCGTTGCGATGGAATACAGCAAGGAGCGGGAAGAATTCTTATTTCGCAAGCTGCGCGAGTGGCAGCAGCGGCATCCGCGTCGTGGTACATATTGACTTTCATAAAGCGACAGCGCATAAAGTTCGGGCGTCGAGCGGTGGTTGAAACACCGTGACGCCCTAACCAGGTGGCCGTATGGAACGGCACAGATGGCTGACGAAGAATTACCCCAAGTCTTTCGCACGTACAAGTATCGTTTGTTTCCGACGAAACGGCAGCACGCGGCCTTGGCGGATATTCTGGAAAGCCAGCGCCAGCTTTACAATGCTGCTCTTGAAAGCCGTATAGACTATTACCGGAAAATCGGTAAGAGCTTATCATATATGACGCAGACTTCTCAGCTTGCGGAATGCCGACGCGATATACCGGAAATGGCGGTGATTCCCTCCAATTTACAGCGCGCCACTCTTAAGCGTCTTGATCGCGCCTTTGATGGCTTTTTCCGGCGTGTAAAACATGGCGACAAGGCAGGTTTTCCCCGCTTTAAGGGCCGAGACTGGTTTACATCGTTTGGATTTGTGGAATTCAGCGGTATTCGGCTGGTTTCTAAGAGGCTAAAATTCAAAGGGCTTCCGGGCTTTTTGCGGGTGCATTTGCACCGGCAATTACCGAAGGATCGCAAGATATGTAGATGTACGTTCAAGAAAGATGCGCGCGGCTGGACAGTCTCGTTTCAGGTCAAGATGGCAGTGGAACTACTCCCCGCATCAAACATTTCCGTAGGGATAGACTGCGGCATTACTGATCTGGCGGTTTTGTCTAACGGCGAGCATGTGCCGAATCCGCGTATAGCGAAGCGTCATGAGCGTGAATTGCGCCGTCATCAACGTGCTCTATCACGTTGCAAGAAAGGCTCTGGCGGTCGCCGAAAGGCGCGTGCAAAGGTCGCTAGGCTGCACGTCCATATCTCCAATACTCGCAGCACCTATCTGCACCAAGTTTCTCGGAAGATCGTCAATTCCTATGGCGCGATTGCCGTCGAAAAGCTCAATGTGAAGGGTTTAGCTAGCAGTGTGCTGGCGAAATCCGTTCATGATGTCGCTTGGGGTAAATTCCTGTTTATGCTTTCGTACAAGGCTTTGAGTGCCGGTCGAGAGTTCAAGGAAGTTGATCCCCGTTACACTTCGCAGATTTGTTCTGGCTGTGGCGTTATCGTCAAAAAGAAGTTATCTGAGCGTGTTCATAATTGCCCGGAATGTGGGCTTGTCATGGACCGCGACGAAAACGCTGCTCTAAACATTCTGCGCCGGGCTGTAGTGAGTCCGGGTGCGCTTCAACGCCGGGAGTCACTGGCGTGCGCACAGAAATTACAGGGTTAAAACTGTACCACTACCAAAGAAATTCCCCGGAATAGAGTAGTTCAGGTCGCGCACCTTGGCACGCATCGCTCGGGAACTATAAGTGCGGCACTCATCACGATGGCGACTACAACGTCACACCAAAACATGAAGCCATGATCGATGGTTGCGAAAAGAACCATCATAATCAGTGCTGCGACGTAGAATGCGTTCCACCACATCGGCTACCCTCCTCAAATGTATTTGTTTGGGTTAGTACACTGGATCATGGTTCCAAGATATTTCCCGCAATGCCACCAGTAGCCATCATGCCAAAACGTATCGAGATCGAGATCGCAGAAAACGCAGCCGCAGCTATTCTCAATCTTGGGGGTGAATAGCCATTCACGAATTTTCTTGAGCATGGTCGGCCTCTTATGAGTTTCCGGCTTCGGTTAAATCTATGCCGTTAAAGTGGCAGAACTTCTCAATCGCCAATACCGCCTCGTTGGCATATCTGAGGTCTTTATCTGGTAACGGGATGCTGTCGTCGCAAGCATCAACGCGCCGAAGTGCGGCGTGCGACAATTTTATGATCTTTCTTGCGGCGTGAACATTTCCCTTTTCTTGCTCAAGCCTTAGCTTCAGCACGTCAATCTCGTTCATCAGTTCTTCATACGTGTCCACGTTGGGCCTCATCTATACGTTTAGCGCAACGGGGTTTTGCGCTTGATTTCCCCATGAGTCCCAACCCGGAGCCGCGCCACGAGAAAACAGCTCCACCTTTGGGACTTCGCCAAAAATCGCCTCGATTCGGGAGCGGACTTCTTTGGGCTTCCGACTATGCTCGGTTCTCTCGGCAGTAACGAGTTGGCGAATGTCGCGCCGCATCCGAGTTGGCGATCCTCGTGTTCCGAGTAGACAGAGTTCGACATTGCCCATCGTCCACTGTCCGAGGTTCGCGACTTCTTTCCCCGTTGTTGTGATCTTCGACCAGCAAAAGGCAATCGTCTTGAACTTAAATCCCCACGCTTTGATGATCTGTAAGGCTTCCGGCAAAAGCGGGGACGTAGCCCACAACAGAAGTGCACAATCTGGCGCGGCGATCTCTGAAACGTGCATGGCGGCGATCTCTGAAACGTGCATGGCGGCGATCTCTGCAAGCGCCATAGTTGGGTAACGGCCAGCCTCGGGCGCGAACGATCCTTTGACGGTTCCGTCCTCTGGGCGCTTCCCAAAGCCTTTATCGCCATACGACCAAGGCGGGTCAGCATAAATTACGCCGTATTTCATGGCTTGCGGCCTCTGTAGTTCGGCGCGGGCTGGCCGCGTCCTGATTTCGGGCACCCCTATACACCCGTCTTTTGCCTATTGCAATAGCGCCGCTTGACATAGTTTGCGACACGCGGTACAAGGGGCCATGAAACTCGGCGAACTTATCAACCTCTCGCGGGAACTTAAGAAAATGTCCCTCCGTGATTTGGAGAAGAAGTCAGGCGTTTCCAATGCCCTGATTTGCCAAATCGAGACAGGACAGGTTCCCAATCCAGGGTTCCGCACAGTCTGCAAGCTGGCGTCAGCCTTGGGGGTTAGTCTCAAGCGGCTTGGAGAGACGGAATGACCGTCTATTTCATCCAGCCAGAAAATGAACCCTTTGTGAAAATAGGGTTTTCAAACGCGCCAGCCGCTCAACGCGCCTATGATCTCCAGATGGGGAACCATAGAAGGCTACGCATCATCGCCGAACTGCCGGGAACGAGAGAAGATGAATACGCCCTACACGCCCTATTCAAGACCGAACGGCTTCATAGGGAATGGTTCAAGTTTACCAAGAGGGTGAGAAAAATAGTTGAGGGGCTAGCGGCTGGTGAATATCAAATTCCGCCAAAGCCGAAGTCGGGCAAGACGCCCGAGCAGATCGCTGCATCAAATAAGCGACGCGGCCCGCGCAAGCGAACGAAGAAAGATCGGCGGATGCCGTGGGACCAGGTGTTAAAGCTGTATCTGGACCCCCGCCTGAGCAATGACGAACTGGAAGATGCCTGCGCCAAGGGATACAGCAGAATGTCCTATGACACGATGCGTCGGCACTTCAAAAGACCGCGTGGTGCGCCGGTTGGAAGACCGAGCGCAAACCGTAAACCAGCAATTTTATGAGGAGCGGCCGTATGGATCGCGATATCATGTACCTGGGATGCGAGAACGGCCACGACTGGAAATCAGTCGGCGGCGCGAATGCCGGATGCGGCAAGAATTGCTCGTGCTCGGTTCCGGTTCACGAATGCACGCGGTGCGGGGATTCGGACTACGGCCAGAACGACGAGGCTGAGACGATCCGCGACGAATGCCTTGAGAAGATGCTGGACGATGACGACTTCCGCTCGTGGTGTGACAAACTCCAGGTGGACGTGATCGAAGGCGAGTTCGGATACGAGCCCGGCGAATTCACGGTCTTTCGTGCCGACTGGCTGCCCATGTACCGCGAGGGGCTCACTCCGGCGCAGGCATGGCAACGGGCGATGGACGCCCATGCCAAGGCTCGTGCGGAGGAAGATAAAGCCAAGGAAGAAAACTGGAAACGCATTCAAGCCGCCGATGCGGCTATCAGCTAGGGAGAGCGCCTTGTCCGTTCCATCTGCAAAGCACGGCGAAGCGCTTTGCACCATCACAATGGCGAACCGCAACCGGCATGGGTATGGTTATGACCCACGGCTCGACAGCAAGGACGTGATCCAGCGCCAGCAAGCGGAGATCGAAGCGCTGCGCACTTGTTTGATTGCGTCGAACAGTGAGAGCAGCGGGGAGTATTCTAGGCTACGTCTTCAAGTCGAGGCGCTGGCCGACAGCTACGAAGGCCAGAAGAGAAACACATTCGCTTTTATGCGTGAGCGCGACGAAGCCAGAGAGGCATTGCGGACGGCGCGAGAGGTACTCTTGTTCCGTATGGAGTCGAACGGTTACGTTCCGACCGACGTACTGGCAGCAATCCACAAAGCAGATGCCGCCCTTGGCCAGGAACCAACGGCGCTGCTAACTACCGCAGAGATATGAGGAGACCGATATGGCAGACACAAAAGCGGCACTAGACGAAGCGCAGCGAGAGCATGACGCCGCTGCGAAGGAATTTTCCCGCGCCAGCGAGGCGGCAAACTTCGCAGAGAGCCACTTGCAGAAGGTTCGGCATCGGCTGGAGATTGTTCGGCAACAGCACGTTGCCGCGACGGCGCCGCCGGTTGACCGCTCCAAGATCGTGCTGACTGACGGCTCCCCCGTCCCACCAGATCGCAGCCACACCGAATTGACGGACAGTGGAATGCAGAAGGGCTACATCGTCCTGTCCGATGCCGAGCGCGCCAAGGGCTTTGTGCGTCCGGTGCGCGAGTCCTATAGGCACACGACCTGCGGCAAGATCACTACCATGGGCCGCGCGCAGGCCGAGACCTATGCCCGCGATCCGCACTTCTACAACGGAACATTCTGCTCTACATGCCGCACTCACTTCCCGGTGGGCGAGGATGGCGAGTTCACATGGTACGAAAACGACGGCACGGAAGGGCCGAAGGTGGGAACATGACCACTTCACAATCACCCGTCGCTACGCTGAAGGCACAGGCCGACAAAATGGCCGTCATGCTCAAGGCGGCTTTGCGCGGCGGTAAGGTCGCGAACGATCCCGCCGGAAAGATAGCGGCGGCGCTGAAACGAGACAGCATCAAGTTCGGCATCGTCATGGACGACAAGATCATCACGGTCGATATGCCGTGGTCTACCGTGCGCGAAACGGACGAGGCCGGAATATCCGAATGGATCGTCGAGCACATGCGCGGCGGCCAGCACACTACTCAGTAGGGGAGTGAATCCGCGCGCGGCGGTTTCCGCGCAAATCTGGAGAAGCAAAATGAGCTATTCGTTTTCTGTGAGGGCACCGACTAAGAAAGAGGCTGAGGAAAAGGTCTCTTCCGAACTGGTGAAGGTCATCGAGGCCCAGCCAATTCACAAGCGGGATGCTGACCAAGCCACCAATGCGGCTTTCAGCATGATCGCGCTTCTGCGCGAGGACGACACCAGGGATATCAGCGTCTCAGTCAGTGGCTCGCTGGGCTGGGAAGGTGACAGCGCGTCGCCGGATTGCAAGATCACATCGGCGAACGTCAACGTGCAGGCTTACCTAGTGGCCAAACAGACATCCTGACGGCCATGCGGAAAGAGGCACCAGACAGACTTGAACGGGGCCGCGTAGTGAACGGTCGCTTCGCCAGTAGCGCGAGCGATCGTTTCTACGGCTGCTTCTTCGTGCAGGGGCCGTGCGGCGAAGAATTGAAGATCATCGCCAGCGAAGGTGATGCGCCGGAGTCCCACGGCTGGGAGCATGTCAGTGTCTCGACGCGGCGGCGTATCCCGAATTGGCTGGAGATGTGCTTCGTCAAAGACCTGTTCTGGTCAGAGGACGAATGCGTTGTGCAGTTCCATCCGCCCCGCGCGGACTACATCAACAATCATCCGACATGCCTTCACCTCTGGAAGCACGTCTCGCAAGCGTTCCCAGCGCCGCCGACTGTTTTGGTTGGCGTGAAGGATTTCAGTAACATGACGCCGGAAGAAGCCACCGCAACGCGCGCGTGGACCGGGTAATCAGCTAGGGAGCGAACAGATGGGAATCATAGTTATCGACGCAGAGCCGGACGTGAGTGTGACGGCTGACGATTTGGCGCGATACAGGGATGACTATCAACGGGACT